AAATCAATCTTCTTGTAACCCCTGGTCAGCGAGATGCATTTGTTTCCGATTATGCGGTTGATGCGATGAGCAAATATGGAGTTGGTGTTTATATCGCAGAAGTACCTGATTATAACACAGATAATGAACGTATTTTCTTTGGTGAAAGCGGACAGTATTATGATGTAAGTTATACCGCTGACAACGTTGAAAACCGTGCTCTCGATAGCGAGTTTGGTATTTATTACTACCCTGACTTCAAGTCGGAAGATCGTATCTCCAAGAAAAACGTATTGCTTCCTTCTTCGATCTCAGCACTGTCTGCAATCGGATTCAATGATAAAGTTGCATACCCTTGGTTTGCACCAGCAGGTTTCAATCGTTCCGCATTGGATTCTGTTGTGAAAGCAACCGTGGTCAAGCTTACGCAAGACCAAAGAGACAGACTTTATTCGATTGACGTCAATCCAATTGTGAAGTTTCCTGGAGAAAAGAGCTATGTCATCTTCTCGCAAGAAACATCGAAGAAGGGTGATGGCGTTCTCACTAAGGTAAACGTACAAAGAATGACAGCAGACGTTGTAAGACAATGTGTTGATTTCTCAAACAGAAATATGTTCGAGGGAATTTCTTCGGATCTTTACACAACATTTACAAACGGATACAAAAATATTCTCGCTCCATTGCTAAACAAAAACGGATTGAAGGAATTCAGAGTCATTTGCGATTCCACAAACAATTCCGAAGTTGATGCAGAGGAATTACGCCTCAATGCAAGGATAAGAATGGTTCCAATTGGTGCTGTTGAATTCGTGGTTCTCGATTTCATTATCGTAAAAGGTTCTATCCAGGCAGCAGTTTCTACTGCTTCTGTTTGAATAAGCAATAAATTATAAGAAGCTGATGGTAAAATGCCGTCAGCTTTTATTTTTTCTTCGAAATTGGTGCTAGTTAGTGGATGAATAATAAGGTGAAAGCGGAATGGCACAAGGAAATTTTCGCAGTCCAGGCACGAACGTAAGAATTACAGATAACACTGGGGCAACGGGCATTGAACCTACGGGTACTCCTGCTTGTGTCATCGGTGCTACTCAAAAAGGAAAAGCGTTCGTCCCCGTACTAGTCGGTACAAGCATTGATTTTATTAACACTTTTGGAGGTGCGAATAGTGATTACTTTGAGGCTCCGCTTGCGTCTATTGAATGGCTAAGAAACCAACAGGCTTTAAGCTTTGTTAGGGTTTTAGGCGTTGGTGCAGGCGAACGCAGAACAATTACTGGAACAAACGATGGCCGTGTTGACGGTGCTGGATTTGTTGTTGGTGATAACCAGCCAGAATACACTGCTGATGCTTTTGGTCAGATTGCAACAAATTCGTTTGCAAATGCAGGCGATTATGGTCGTTTGCACTTCTTAGGCGGATTTATGAGCCAATCATTAAATTCGAACTACTTTGCCGAAGTTGGCAAGGGCGGATCGGGCGTACCTGTTATTAGAGGCGTGCTTATGGCGGCATCAGGTGTTTCTATCACCCTGTCATCATCGGCGGCTACAGACAACACTGTGGCAGCTAGCAGCCTTGTTCCTAACGGTTCTGTTGCTGGAGACGTTGTTCTTACAAACGGCGCACAAGAATTCGTTCTTCTATTGAATGGACATAAAGGTCTTGATTCATTTTATCCAAATACTGTTTCTGCTTCATTCGATCCAGATGCACCAAATTATTTTGGTAAATTGATGAACAGAAATCCATATCGTCTTGAAGATGCAGGATACGTTTTATATTCTGATTTCTCAATGCACTCTTCGATTGCAACAGTAACAGGATCAGTAGCGGTTTCATCTTCTTACGTGTTTACAAATAAAGAAGTTGCCGCATTCTGTATTACGGGTGCAGCAGCAAGAAACGTTGGAAGTACAACGGTTCCTAATTTTGAAAACTTTGAAGAACGTTATACCACGCCAAAAACTCCTTGGATTACATCCCAGAAGCTCGGTGGTAAACCAGAAAATCTATTCCGATTCTCAGCTATTTCGGACGGCGACTGGGCAAACGAAAAAGTAAAAGTTTCGATTTCTAACCTTACATTAGGAACAGTAGTTGATCCTTATGGAACATTCGATGTTGAGATTAGATCGTTTGATGATGACGATAAGAACAAAAAAGTTCTCGAAGTCTTTAGAAGAGTAAATCTAAACCCAGATTCAACCAGATATGTTGCTCGTGTTATTGGAGACCAAAATATCTTCTATAACTGGGATGCAGACATCGGCCGCCAGAATCTTATCGTAGAAGGCGATTATCCAAATCGTTCGAACTACCTTAGAATTGAAATGGGTACAACTGTTGCAAGTCAAGAAGTTGATGCATCGGCACTTCCATTTGGTTTCCGTGGCCTTCCACATTTCGTTACATCAGGCTCGGCACCTCTTCCAACTCTAACTGGAAATGCCGCCGCAGTCTTTGATGCTGGAGTAGGCGGAGCATTAGCATTAAAGAATACTATTCAGGCTCCTGTGCCTCTAAGAGAGAGTTTGATTGTTGGGGCATCTCCAAATCAAATTGTTGACAGAGCTTTTTACTGGGGTGTTCAAACAACAAGAAAGACATCCCCTTCACAACCAAACGTATCCGTAGCACAAGAAAATACAATCAAATCGTTTACTAAGTTTTATCCAGACTTTATGACGAATAACATGAATTTTGTTGTTTATGACAACGAAGGTGTTTCCGATTCTACTACAAATGGTATTCTTGATGCAGATCGATTCAACAACAATGGATTCTCTTTATCGAACGTTGAAATCACCTATGAGCCAGATGGCGTTTCTTCGCCAAACGGCCCTGCAACAACCCTGTTTATGAAAGTTTGGAATTATACGCGTCAAGGTGGCGTTACAGCCGATCCAACTGGTAAAACTCGTGAACTTAGAACAAGCGATTTGATCAACACAACAGTTAGACAGATTGCAAAATTCACAGTTCCAATGTTTGGTGGATTCAACGGCGTAAGACTCTTCAATAAGAGTTCTAATATTCTCAATAACCAAGCAATCAATGAAGAGCTTGATTTCTCAAACAGAGGATTAACAAGAGGCTCAACATATACTGCTTATGATAGAGCAGTTGATTTGATTGCCGATGCAATTGAAACAGATTATCAAATTGCTGCAACACCTGGTATCAAAAATACCGCTATTACAGACAAGGCTCTTTCAACAATTGAAGACCGTCGCGATGCATTCTATCTAATGGACATTCCATACTTTGATCAAAACGGAACATTGTATAGAAAAGAAGAGGGACAGTTTGTTTCAATTCAGAACACAATTCTCGAACAGCAAGCTCGTGGTTTGAATAGCACTTATGGTGCCGCATTCTTCCCAGATCAAATCGTCGAAGATACAACAAGTAAAACAGTTCGTGTTGTATCCCCAAGTGTAGTTGTTCTCGGAGCCCTTGGATACAACGATAAGATCGGATATCCGTGGAATGCGCCAGCAGGATTTACTAGAGGTAAATTACAATCAACAAGAGAATCAAGCATTATTTTGAATCGCCAAAATATGGATGATCTTGATACTGCAAACATCAATCCAATTGTTTCATTCCCAGGATCAAACGGAGTGATTCTTTGGGGACAAAAAACTCTTTCTCTTGAAGAGTCATCGTTGAATAGAATTGGTGTTCGTCGTCTTCTTATCGAACTTCGCAGAAGGCTTCGTCCAATTGCTAATAGAATCGTTTTTGAACCAACAATCATTGGTACAGTAAACAACTTCCAAGAGCAAGCAGAACCAATTGTAAAAGATATTAAAGAAAAGCGCGGTGTTACTGATTATCTTGTAAAAATCGACGCAACAACAACAACACAACAGGACCTCGAAAACCGAACAATCCGTGGAAAGATTTATATCCAACCAACAGAAGCATTAGAAGAAGTTAATATTGACTTTGAATTTACTGCAAGTTTGTGATTTTTTGAATAAGAAGGTATTTAGGGGCAGCAGGAGAAATTAAGATGGCAGTC